TGGAGGTGGAGGTGGAGCCCCTCCTGTAATGGCGGCTGAACCTGCTCCTGCTCCCGTCCCCGATGTTGTAGCTTCACAGGAGGAAGCCGTTCTTACAGAAAGCCAAGAATTAGCAATGAATGGCCTTGCTGCTTCATTTGGTGCTGGACTAAATATGAATTCGGCGGCAGGTGGATTTGCAAGAATACCTGAAGCACCCGAAGTCACAGCTGCAGCAAAGACTGAAAGTCAACAGTATGCTGAACAGTTTGGAGATGAAGAACTAACGGAGGCGGAACTAGCACAACTCTTTGGTTATGCTCCTGCTGGAGGTGGTGGAGGTGGTGGAGGTGGTGGAGGTGGCGGAGGTGGTGGACCTAGAGCCTACAGACGTCGCACTCGTCGTCTTCGTAAAGCGATTCGTCGTGCTGGACGCAAGAGCCGGAAATCTAGACAATAAGTAGATGGGGAACAGAAAACCTATTGAAAGAGGTCGGGGCAGAAGCAGAAGCAGAAGCAGAAGCAGAAGCAGAAGCAGAGAACGTGCAAGAAGTAGAAATCGCAGAAGTGGTTATCGTGCTGAGTTTTTGGAACCTAGACCTGGAGCAGTTCCGGCCGGAGAAATAAATAGATATCGTGGACCTGCTAATGAAAGACGTAATAGAATAATTATGTTAAGGGCTGAACCTGCTCCGGGATTTCAATTAAATCTACCTAGAGCAGCTCAATTTGCTCCGATAGCGCCAGCTCCTATAGGAGGTGCTGCTCCGTTTCAATTTGCTCCTGTGCCTTTTGGTTTTGGTGGTGATGGAGGTGGAGGTGGTGATGGAGGTGGAGGTGGTGGTGGAGGTGGAGGTGGTGGTGGAGGTGGAGGTGGAGGTTTTGGTGCTATGGGTGCTCTAGGACTTGCTTTACCTGATATGCTTCCACGTACTAGAACAAGTCCTAATCTGGCTGCTTTGGCGGCTGCCGCAGGCCCTGCGAATAATAACAATGAAAATGGAAATGAAAATGGAAATGGAAATGGAAATGGAAATGGAAATGAAAATGGAAATGAAAAAGGAAATGGAAATGAAAATGGAAATGGAAATGGATGGGGTGGCGCAGGAGGTAATGAGTTTCGCCATAGAAAGACAAGAAAGTTACTTCGTCGGAAATAGCATAGACCGAATATCCGTCTGACCCGTCTGTTTATTCTTCCAATTTGACAAGATTTCTCCGAACAAGAGTTGTTCAGCAATCTTCTGTCTCTTTGTTACTAACTTGTCGTCAGTCAAGCCTGAGGGAATCATGCTTTTCTTAAACCCCGGTAATGACTCAACTACAAGAGCAAATACTTGGGACACCGGTTTACTAATCTGGCGCTCAATGTAATAGGAATAATCCGGTGTCAATTTATTCGCTGTGATAAATGCCGGTGTCTCAATCTTATCTCCTTGAAGTGTGGGTTCTGGTTTCCCCTTCGGTGTTGCGATATACACATAGCCAATACGCTGTGAAGATGTCGGAGCATTACCCGGATCCCGAGCAGCGATTCGGTCAGCCAATACCTTATGCGCAATGCGTTCCGGATTAGCATATTCTGCCCTCAAAGACTTCGTAATCGTCAACTTAGTCATCCCAAACTTTCCCGCAATAAGTTCCTTGGCCACAACCTTTGTATATTCAAAGGCTCCAACTACGTCATGCTTATGAAGAATACGGTCAATGATTCCGCCGTAGATAACCTTGACAATAGGCGCATTATCACGACGCTTCATAACAATACCCATGCTAGTCATTACTGGTTTGTCCAAGTCATCCTCATATTTGTTACCTACGTAGCGCTTCTTTGAAAGCAAACAGAAAGGCCACATAATTTTATCATACTCAAAGTCGTGCGGAGCCTTTAGCGATGAAGTACAGAGTTTTCCTGCTTCTATTGCTAAGGTCTTTACAATAGGAAGCGCCTCCTTGCCCTTGATGGGCTTTCCTGTTACTGGGTCGCGAACACGAAAGTTGATGAAGACAGAGTCTGTATCACCATAAACGTATGTAGCATCACACCGCTTATCTTTCTTGCCGGAATAGCAGTCTTCCACAACAGCCTTCGCATACATCAACTGCTTTCGTCCATACGCAGTCGTAGATGCTGCCAAGCAGACGCGCCGAATCTTAAATGTCTTAGAACCCAACTGACCATACAACGAGTTAGCCGTAATCTTATAAGCATTCTGCTGGCAGTCTAGCAGTCCCTTCTTAAAATCATCTGTCTCAGTTTCAATAAGTTTTCGTGTTGTCTTTCGGGCCTTCAGCAACTTTTGTAGAATCTTAGGAATAGTTCCCTTTTCGTTTCCAGCAAACTGGACATAACGAGAAATCCTCGTTCCTGTCTTTACCTTTGCGGGATGCTTTCGTGTATCCGCAGGATCTGACTTCAAGATATCATATTCCACATTCACATACTTGTATCCGGGCAGATTATCATAGGTATCACTACCTTCCTTCAAGGTGACGTTGCCTTCTTCATCATAATCTTTGACAGAAATTACCGTGTCATGGCTGAGATTCTCTGAGATAATTGTGCTGGGATACAGTGAAGCAAAATCCAGTGTGGCAATCGGATCATCTAAGTAAATGCCCGTCTTAGGTTCCAAAACAATGGCTCCTTCGTAGCTATCCTCTTCTTCTTCCTCTGCCTCCGAGTCACCGTCAGGCTTCAGGTCAATATCCTCAGCATCGGGAAAACCCTGCGACGGCAAAACCTCAATAAGCTGACCCTCCTTCATACATTCCTTGAAAATCAAAGACTCAATCTTCACACCCTGTCCTCGCATGTAGATGTATCCCGTCGGAACACAGCAAACATCCGCCATTGCTTGCGCATTTCGGAGAGCTTCCAGTTTGTTAAAGAGGTCCATTACCAAATCGCAATCCTGTAAGCAATATTTAGCCACTACTGAACGGTCAGCCGAAGACCCTTTCTGTAGCCGGAAAATGTCCTGTGGTGAAACATCATCTTTCACCATACACCAGAACTCCGGCCGACCATTCTCAAGAATATCTGCTAGAGGCTGTGTTGACCGAACCGTGATATCCGTAGTTGACATAGCGATAACCTCCATCTTTGCGCTCAACTTGTCATTCTCTGCGTCTAAGACAACCACGTAGCGACCAACACGCAATCCCTTTGTTGATTTTGTTGTAATCTTGAAAAGACCCTTGTTTTCTGGCGTTTCCTTAATGGACTTTAGACCACCCGCCATAAAATGCGAAGACACAGAATCCAATGAATAGGACTGTAGATTGAAGTTGCGCCTAATGTAGGGAAGTAAATCAATCTGTAGGCGTCCTGTCATTTCTAGGATATAGAAGAAGTTGTCACCCATCGCTCCACTACTCAAGCGTTGCTCCTTGAGACCAACGGGCTGGGTCTTGATTCGGCTCAAATACTGACCCAGTGTTGGATCCAAGAACTTTTCGCCTCTGCCCCCTGCATGCAGAAGACCCAGTTCATCCAATCGCTCCCAGCAGTATCGCTCGTCAAAACCGAAGACATTGTATCCGATGAGAATATCAGGATTAATTTCACCGAGTTTCATAATCCATGCCTCAAACATTTTTCGTTCACCCTTGTCAGTCTGTTCGGGGAAAGGGTACGTGTGAATTGGAACCGATGTGTCCTCGTCTTCTCCATGTTGAACAGGATCACAAGAGCCGAGAGTATAAATCCACTTCTCTGCTGGTTTACCATTGACCCACATTACCATGCCAATCTGAATACAACGGTCACCTTCAACTGGGGGCAGAGCCTTATCAAGGATAGCCGTAACTGTATCAATCTTCTTTTCATTCTTGCTTGTCTGGTCTTTTAGTACTGCTAGAATTTCAGGAAGACGCTTTTCAACGGCAACGATTTGCTTCTCAGTTGGAGGATGTTTCAGGTCAATGAAAGACATATGCGCTGTTGATTTTCCCTTTAGAGCATTTTTAAGTTCGGCAATGATTTCTTCTGTTGTATGCCATTTTCCTTCCACGATTTCTCGGGCCACCTTTCTGTAGTTCTTCTTGGCTACGGGAAAATCTCCGTGACTGGACATACATTCAATATCCCAGCTGATGATTTTGAATGGTGCTGCTTCTAGGATAGGCTTTGGCTCAATATCACCGACGTCTGCTATAATGTTAAGGTCGGCAGTTTCCATTCCCTCAGTATTTTCATCAAATTCTGAAATAGAAATCCAGCCACTTGGAGAAATATCTGTTGCGTGGAAAAATCGGAGCATCGGGTCAATATTTGCCTCGTAGACTTTGAGCGGTTCATCTGCTGGATTCACCGGATTGGGAAGAAAGTTAGAGTCCTTGTCAAGAAACATATTCTTCAGTTTTGTGAACAGATTTTTGCTAGGAGCACTGAGTTTTAGAACAGGGATTTTTGTATGATTATTAAAATCATAGAGAACCTTGTAACTCTCCTCATCCATGTGAATTTCATGATGCTTCTTTTCGGGGATTTTAGCATACACTGCTGCCTTTAGTTTTGAGATAAAATTTCCTTTTGCTGATGGTGGGATACCTACAAAGAAATAGGGATGAAACCCCTTCACATTAGCACAGACAGTCTTTCCTGTTGATGTCATTCCAAAGATTTGAACGACATATCCAGTATTTTCCTTGTATGTTTTTCCATTATCCTCTTTTTCAACTACATGGTCCTTACCTAAGAACTCAAGTGCTTGAAATACAATCGGTTCACCCATTTTTCCTACTTACTGGGTAACGGAATAAAGGTTTCAAATTTTACGGGTCCTTCTTATGAATTGCTTTAACATGTTCAAGAGTTTACCCTTCTTCTGCTTGCGACTACGGCGCTTGGCTCCACCCCGTTGTTTTACTTCTTGGCTTACTTGATTAGCCTGATTCTGCTCATCATTGATTATGTTAGCAACTTTCTTAAGCTTTTGATTCACGAGTTCATCAACAACAGAGGGAGGTGTCAGCTGAACAATTGATGTCAGTTCAGAAGTGGGCTCCGGAAGTGAAGGGGCTGGGGTCGGGGTGGGCGCAGGAATCGGCTCGGGAATTGTGTTGGGAACAGGAGGAGGGATAATAGAAACAGGAGCGCGTGTGGTCGTGGCAGGTTCAATTCTATCTGCTAGATTAATTGAGTTTACAGGTCGCTCCGACACATTTTGATTGACAGGTTCTTCAACCGGGACAGCCAAATTCAGAGTAGCCTGGTTCTCAGCACGTGAACCATTCGTCTCACCCAGGTTGCGCGGATTATTATTAAGCTTATTGACTAACTGCTCCATTTGCTCCGTAGGTGCTAGACCTACCGGTTCTTCATCCATATTCTCTTCAGTGGCGCTGGGATTTTCATTCGCAATAGCATTTGCTAATGGTGCGCCATCTATAGGAACATTACTCGGTCTTGTCACTTCCTGTTTCATAAGGTCAGGATCATTCGCTTCATCTATGTTTACTGCTGTGACAGTTCCATTCTTAACTTTTAAGACAGTCGGAACACCATCAATGGGAACATTCTTGAGAACTTGACTGTTCTGCTGGAGCTCAACAGGCATCTTTACCATGTTCGCATTACGCCCCGGAACCTTTGTCAAATTCTGCCATTTTGGCTCAAAGTTCTTACAGTGACCACACCAATCAGCCTTTACGAGAACAAATGTTACTTGGGGCTGAAGAAGAAGACGGTCCATCTTTGGAACATCTTCCTCCTTTTTGACACTCAGATTATATGTTTTAACCATGTTGGAAAAACTTTTACGGAGAGTATTCACGATTCTCCGGGTCCGACCAAAGCGATCGTTTTTTTCAAACATCTTCTTTTTAGTTTGAGCCATCTCTATATTCTGGACAGAAAATTTACCCAGTTAAAACAGGGACACATGGGTGGAGATATACTTTTTATTCTAGCATTGCTTCTTTGTATCGGTTTGTTAATCTACACTAATGTATCACGTTCATTTACTCTTCCTTCTAGGCCTGAGGATTCTACTATCCGGTGCCCCAGCAGAGCCCAGTATACAACAACTGGAGGAATTGTGTCAGAGCCTGGCGGAAAATTCTTTACAAGTATGGATTCCTATTCGCAGTATTATAAGTATCTAGCATCTGCTGGAATTGATTGTTCATTTGTTAATCCCAGTCGAGATGCTTCACAATTAGCACAGTCACAGCCCACGGATGTAAGTGTTACACAGGAAGATGAACAGACGTACGCTATGACACCAATCAATAAGCTGGATGACTATGAATTTTCTCGTGTTTTTCAAATTGAAAAAGAAAGCCGAAACGAATTGGAGAGGACAACGGTAAATGCGCTGGCTTCACGTTTCCAGTTTGACTGGTCGCAACTTCCTTTTAACAGTCAATTCCGCGCTACTCAAGAGACGGCTATGAATCAGCAACGTTTAGAGGGCTTTACAGGAACATTGACAGAGCCCTTTTATGAAAGTGTCAGCGGAGATAACATGGCCCCGCAAGACTTACAGGATATAGATGAGCGTGAAAAGGCGATTCTCCAGCAGTATTCCCCCAAGAAAACTGAGGATTTATTGGATCACGACACGGATGATGTTCAGGTGCTTGTAAAGAAGCTCTATGAAAATGACCCTGATTGGGAGCCGGTTGTTGAGAAAGTTAAGAAGGGTGAATTTGAAGTAACGAAATTGATACCTAAGCGGAAAAAGAAGGATAGCCAGTTTGAGGATGAACATGTACCGAGTGTAGCCGAGGCCATAGAAACGGGACAGGCAAAGGGTGTTCCTAAGGTTCAGCCCCGGATGGAAGTCAGTGGAATGCAGGACCCCTATTTTGATAAGACGGGTGTGCTAGATTATGAAGGTGACCGCTTCTATCGGTATGACCAATTCGCAAAATGGACACCTGGACTTGAGCGCATGTTTGCTCCCACATTTGACCAGAATGATTGGGTTGGTGAATCTCCTCAGTCTACACTATCATCTCCTGACTACGTATCAAGACCGACGGAAGCACCCTACGCTGTTGCTGATAATAGTGCCTCTTCAGTGGAAGATTCACAGCCTATGCTGATGAGTCATCCTATTGTTCAGTAAGCAAGAACCAGACTTAAACCGAAATTGCTATACTAGTATAGTATATATGGCCTCAACTAAGGGAAAGGTAACAGGAAATGAAGTCAACGGCATTGTGAAAATCATAACGCCGTGGAATCCAAACAACAAGGTGATACCCAATTCTGAGATTTTGAAGTTCTTGCAGAGAAAAGATGTTATCTTACCGAAAGACCTGGATTTTGATTTGTTTCGGCGGGCATGTGTTCACAAGTCTTATGTTGAGAAGCCAGCTGGAACACCTGGACCGAATGGTGAAATTATACAATTGTCGGATAGGCCAGCTGATTGTTTAGCATTACAGAAAGCGCACAATGAGGAGTTGGAGTTTGTGGGGGATTCTGTACTGAATTGTGTGGTTGCGATTTATTCGCAGGACCGGTATGATGGGGAAGGAGAAGGCTTTCTGACAACACTCCGTGGTAATCTGGTGAATAATGACCATCTTGGCGTTCTAGCACAGAAAATGGGTATGTCTGAATGGTTGGTGATGAGTAGACACGTAGATTCTATTTGTAAGGGGCGTGAAAACCTCAGATTGTTAGGTTCTATGGTGGAAGCGTGGATAGGAGCCCTGTATCGGAATACGGAGATTGTTGCGGGGAAGGGTGCTGCTTTTGAAGTCTGTTATAATTGGATTATTAGTATCCTTCATCAGTATGTCAATTTCGCCAAGGTCATTTCTGAGAATCACAATTACAAGGACCAGCTTTTGAAGTATTTTCAGTCACAGTATCATACACCACCCACGTATGAAGAGATTCATGTGGAGGGTCCACAGCATGACCGCATCTACACCATCGGTGTTTATTTGCCAAATCGGAAACTTCTAGCATCGGCCATTAGTCGTAAGAAGTTAGAGGCTGAGCAGGAGGCTAGTCGGCTTGCTCTGGTCTCTGTGGGTGCTTTGTTAGGTTAAAATAGGTTGAGTATTTAGAATGGCATCAGCTGAACAGCCTGTTCCTGCTCTAAGCGGTCCGCCTAAAAAAGGGCAGGGGCCGAAACCATCGTTTGTTCAAACATTTGTTGCTCCCAAGGGTATTCAGAGATCACTGGATGTTCCTGTATCACAGTTATCTCCCGCTTTGGAAGCCGATAAGACTCTTTTTATGGCGCGTGAAAAGGCACAAGGGTTGAAAAAGAAAGCGGATCCTGCTGGAGGTCGGTCTGTTCAGTCAGTCCAAGTGTCTTTTCCTAAAGGGGCGGGGCCTTCTGCTCCTAAGGTGGCTGCCCCATTTACATTAGCAGGATTGCTTTCGACCAATGAAGATGAAGCTCCTGCTCCAGCAGAAGCAACAGAAGCAATAGAAAGCGAAGGCCCCGCTCCATCTATTCAGGTTGTAGTTCCCGAGTCAGCAGAGACTGAACCGGCTGAAGCCGAAGCCGAACCTGTAGCCGATTTCAAGGATGTTGCCCGCCCTGTTGAAGAGAAATTGACTGCTGACCCCATTAAAGTTCATCCTGCCGGTGATATCTTTATGCCTATCAATCGTCGCGGAATTCACAAGTTTATTGTTGAAACCTACCAGACATATATTTTGAAGAAACCGCGCATTGATCCGGTGGGCGATGCGTGTAAAGAAATGAGCAAGGTTTCCTCAACCACGATTGAAAACTTCGCCTATCAAGAATTTGTGCGTGACTATATGCAGCGCGGTTCACCCTATCGTGGCCTTCTAGTGTATCACGGCCTCGGTTCTGGTAAGACATGTACGAGTATTGCTGCAATGGAAGGCTTGAGATACGGTGGTGCCCGCAAAATCTTTGTAATGACACCCGCTACTTTGTCTCCCAACTACCACCGAGAACTTTCCCTCTGTGGATACTACGGTTTTAAGAAGGAGAATTATTGGGAGCAGGTTCAAGTTCCGGAGAATTCAGCGGGAACGGCCCTTGATGAAGCGTCGTCTCAGTTTGTGTTTCTAACAGCAACATATGGACTAGCTCCGCAGTATCTAAATAAGAAGTATGCTAGAAGCAAAAAGACCAAGTTTTGGGTAGCCGATCCGAGTCGAGCTGTGAATTTTGAAACTTTACCACCAGAGCAAAAGAAGGAGATTGAAGAACAAATTCTCGCACACATGGATGACCGGTTTCAGTTTATCCATTATAACGGTCTGCGTGAAGCAAGGGTAAGAGAATGGATTTGTGGTACTCCTACAAACCCCGCACCCGGAAATCTATTTGATAACTCCGTTGTTGTGATTGACGAAGTTCATAACTTAATTCGTACAATTGTCGGCTCTGACCTTGAGAATATTTTTAAGACCGAGCCTCGTGGCAATACGAAGGAGGACGCCGAGTGGCGGGCCAATTATCAGAGTCATGCCAAGATATGTGGTATGCCTAAGAAGTATAAGATAGCATACGGTGTTTATCGCCTCTTATGTGACGCGGTCGGCTGTAAAATCATTTCGCTTTCTGGCACACCAATTATCAATAAACCCCACGAGATTGCTGTGTTATCTAACATTCTAGCAGGTGACCGTCGTATTGCGAAAGTCGCTATGAATCCCGCAGTGAATGAAGATCAAGTTCACCAGGTTTTATTAATGAATCCTTCAGTTGATTTCTTTGAATTCACAACATCCAAGGGTCTAGACGGTGTAAGCTACAGACAGTTGATGCTAACAGCTGTACCTTCCGGCTTAAGAAAAGTAGTGGGCGAAAACGGAGAATTCAAGGGGTTTATGCGCTTGGATGAGGAAGAACCGGATATGCGAGAACGCAATTTGCCCGTGTGGTTTGAGCGGGATGTTCTTCCAGGTCTGGGTGGACTAAGTAATATCTTAGGAAAACCAGTTTACAATACCTTGCCTCAGCTACCTGACACAGAGAAGGAGTTTGTAGAATCTTTTGTAGATAAGGAAAAACTGCTCTTGAAGAACACCATTTCTCTTCGTGCTCGTTTGACTGGACTGATTTCCTACTACAAGGGGTCAAAGAAAGAATTAGTGGCCACAGTTACGAAAGATGAGTTGGTTACACTGGATATGTCTGACTGGCAACTCAGCAAGTATTTGGCTGAACGTAAGGCTGAAATGGAGTTGGAATCTAAGCCTCCGGAAAAGGCCATGGCAGTAGGCTCAATCGCTGGCCTAACACTCTTTGAATCTAACTTATATGCGCAAGCGACAAAGTCAGTTAATAGTGCCTTCAAGATTTTTAGTCGTGCTGCGTGTAATTTCGTATTTCCAGATGGTATTAATCGTCCTCGGCCGAATGATAGTAAGAAAGCGGCGGCTCTGCTGGGAGTAAAGGAAGAGGCCGAAGAAGCTGACGGTGTGGATGATGAAGCAAAGGAGTTGAAGGCAGCCCAGCAGTTGGAAATTAGCCAGACCACTCGTGCTGGAAAGTTGGAGAATTTTTTGTCGGATGATGAGAATGCGCAGGAGGAGGCAAAGGTTGCTGACCAAGCTGAAATGGCTACAGAAGGTGAAATCCGTCAAGTTACAATGGAATACGGAGAAGCCTTGAAGGATAGTATCATGCAGCTTCGCGCACGAGCAGCGGATGTATTTGCTCCAGGCAAACTACAGGACTTTTCACCCAAATATGCGGGTATTTTGGAGCGCGTAAGCCAAAGCAAGGGGCCTGTGCTAATTTATTCTCAGTTCAAGACTCTGGAAGGATTGGGTCTCTTTGCAACTGCGTGCGAATACCAAGAACCGGGCTACGTTAAGATAGATATTGTCAAGTCCGAAGGAAAATGGTCACTGACAGATGCGTTCAAGGCTCCCGAGAATAAGGGCAAGGAGCGTTACATTATGTTCACTGGCGATGATGACCGTGAAAAGCGTGAAATTCTACTGGACATGTTCAACTTCAATGTAAAGGTTCTAAAGATGAGAATGAAGAGCACGAAGGAAATTGCGATTCTAGCAGGAAATCAGCCAAATAACTTTACTGGAAAGATTTGCCGGATGTTTATGATTACGCAATCGGGTGCTGAAGGTATTTCACTCAAGAATATTCGGCAGGTTCACATGATGGAGCCGTTCTGGAACTATGTGCGTTTGGAGCAGGTACAGGGACGCGCAATTCGTATCTGTTCCCATAAGGATTTGCCTTTAGAAGACCGCAATGTAGAAGTCTACACATATTTGATGAAGTTCTCAGAACAGCAGAAGCGTGACAGAAAGGTAGACGAATCTATTGCTATTCGTGATAAGGGCTTGACGACTGACCAGATTATTTATACACTGATGATGACAAAACGGCGTTTGAGTGAACAGATGTTTGATGTCATGAAATCTGCTGCCATTGATTGCTTGCTGAATGCGTTAGAGCACGGGTCTAAGAGTTGCTTTATGATTACAAGTGGTGGACCCTTGTTTCTGTATCATCCGGATTACAAGGAAGACATTAAGGAGGCGCAGTCTCAGTATAAAGTAAAAGATGAGGAAGTTGTAGTTGAACAACCGGCGGCGGTAGCAGAGGCTGTGGCAGCGGAAGTGCCGGCTGAAAGAGAAGCGCGTGTAGAGGGAAGTGAAGCGTCTGTTCCGCCGGGATTAGCGGGGGCTAACCTAGATGCTTCTCGTCTTCCTGCTGAGCAACCGGAACAAGTGGATGCCCCTGCCAATGCGAACTTGCCTCCTCAAGTTAATCAACAACCGGAACCCCGTCTTAATAACCGGGGAAACGTCGACAGAAATGAAGGAGCATTAAATAATATTGGACCTGCTATGGGCCCAAAAAATGAGAACGCTCCCAGCTTAGGCTTAGCCAATTCAAGAGTTTAAACTAAATTTAATTACACATTTTATGCTATTAAATAGTTAAAAATGTGTTTATTCATAGGGTCACTTTACCAATCATCATCCATGTCCTGCTGGATTTCTTCCTTTGTTAAAGGATAATCAAAGCCACGGAACCACTGCATGCCACCATTGTGCATTCTGTGATCATTATCCACTGCTGAACGACCAATAAAGTTTTCATTAGTAATCTGTTCACCCATCGATGTACCCGATCCAGTCATAATTTTAACACCGTCAAGATAGACGTCTACAGCCGTCCAGTCACCATTCCATATCCATGTGAAGTGTTGCCATGTTTTGGGTTTGACAATACCCGATTGCTTAGCGTTTATTGAGGGCCAGTTTCCAGAATCAGGTTTTACATTAGCTTCAAGACTATCATTATACGAACCGGTTACCATTTCTATTCTTTGAGAACTCTTCCACCAATCTTCCGGATAATAATGCCAGACCAAGTGGAAAATTGGAATAGGAATCCAGATAAAAAAACCGAGTGGTATTACAATCCAAAACCAAATTTCATTGCGCTGTTCCCATTTACCATTGTAGAATGAAAAGAATGAATCGCGATTATTCAAATCATTACACCATACCTTCATTGTATAGGACCGGAAAGCACGAGTTCTCAAGGAATTTCCAACACGAATCCATGTATTGCCGTTGAAAAGTGTACAGGATTGATCGCCCAATGTTCCGGGTTTACAATTTGTAGGCTGGATACCCACATTTCCTGTTGCTTCAACTACATCGCCATAATTCATCACAATATTCATAATCGGATTTTTACGTTCAATCGGTAAACGACACATGCTAATCGGTGGCTGAGCCCCAGCAGAATCCGTCATATACCAGAAACCAGAACGTTGGTTATACTGTCCATGGTCAAGCATAATATTAATTTCTAAACGTTGGCTATCTTGTTCATTCTTTGACACTACTAAACCATTGACCGGGTCAACTGTAACAACAGGAGCTGTCTTATTTACGATTACCTTATCATTCCACTTTACTAAATCCACAAAATTACTTACCTTGTTGTAACTGAGAGTAGCTGCCGAATCGGGATTGAAATTTGTCTTCAAGACCAAATAAATTCTTCGCCCACCTGTCAAAGGCGATGTGAAAATATCAAGTGTATCCCAAAACTTTGAATCGTTTTGAAGACCAAAAAATATATTTGTAATAATTTTACGGCCAAAGAAAGTGCCATTAGGTGAATCATAATACATGTAGACAGCAACACCAAGTTCGTTACAATATGTTGTAGCACGGCGTCTCAAGCGTGTTCCAATACAACGACGTATGGCATCTTTCTGCTGGTCAGCCGAGAATTGCCCGTTTTGGTTTGTCATCATATTTACCAAGTCATTCAATCCCTTCTTTACATCTCCCCAAGGTTTACCCCAAAATGACTTTTGATTTGCCTCATTTGGGAAGTCAGAACCACGACCTTGGCATCCACCAGATTGATATAAATCACGTAAACACTTGAGATTGAAATCTTCAACGCTGGAATCTTCATATCCACAAGGGTTAAATTCCATTCCCCACATTAGATTTCCACTAGCATTCGCAACACGACTATTTCTTGTATTATTCGGATTCCACCACCAATTTGACCAAAATGCTTGGCTGATAGACTGATATGTATTCAAAGCCGTATCTACAGTTACATGTCCATCTGTTAAAAGAGTATCGGGTATTGAATAATTATACCGTTTTAGCACTTCGGCTGCTTCACGGACTGTTTGAGAACCAGTATCTGGTGTACTTGAATCATTTAATGCCCTCAAAATAGTTCCACCGTCATATAGTCCAGCCATGCGCGCCACTTCAGTTAAACATGCCTTTGATAGATTTCCATTATCATCTGTGTCACATGTTGCTGTATTATATCCTCCACCTCCTTCACTACGGGATTTCCGGCAGTTTTTAGGATCCATTACAGGTTGCGCAGGGCATCGTGCTTCATTATAAATTGAATTGCCGTTATAATCTACAGGAACTGCGCGATTGAGCTCAGGGCAGAAACCACAGTTATTTCCAGGAACCAGCAGATCGCACTTTGTTGTTAGAGCACATGCCTTAATACGTTCCTTCTTGATTGCTTCTTCTTTACTCCAGGTTAATTGATACTCAGAAGAGGGATATTTCTTTTGTGCTAAGGTGAACAGGGGGCCAGTGATGGATGCTAGAGTCGCACCGCTTTGTCCATTCGGATTATACATCCATGTACAGTCTATCCGTTGTTTGTTCTTATCATCGGGCAAAGATTCAGGCAACTTCATTGCTTGACAGGCTTTTTCTTTCTTATAAATTTCGGAATTCTCAACATCTGTATACCAGTCTTTCGTACCGGGCTTTTGTCTCTTTGCGAATAAATCAATATCTTCTGTTGCTTTTTTGACATCTTCGGAATTAGGCAGATTTAGAATGTCTACAGCGGCATCACTGCCCTTTGCTTTAGCAAATTTTGTTTTAAGAAAGTTTTTTTGTTGATTTACGATTGTATCCGAAATTGCGAATTCTTCTTTTAATTCCTTTTGAGCAAGATGCTGGAGTACAAATAAACCTACAGTCAATACTAGCAAAAGAGAAAGTATCATTAATGGTTTAGTATAGACTGAATCCATCACCCTATAGTATAGCCATTTTATCTTTTTTGTTTTACAGTCCGGAGTCGCTTTCTACCAGTATAAAAAAAATCATTTTTTTGATAATCCGGAGTCCCTTTCTACCAGTCATCCGCCATATCCTGCTTGATTTCATCAGGGCCTAATGGGTAGTCAAAAGCGCGGAACCATTCAACTCCGCCTTGGAACATTGAAGACTGTCCGTAGTATCCCTTTCCAATGAAGTTTTCACGCGTCCACGCTTCAGCGATAGGATTTCCTGATGCTACGGCTGCTTGTTTTCCATCTATATACATCGTAAATCCGGAGAAGTTATCATTCCACACAAGTGTAACGTGTTGCCATGTATTTAATTTAACACCATTTGGAGCACTACTATATATTTGCATACCCGGTGTTTTATACTGAGGTAATAAATCTGTTGATTGGTATCCTAATTCAATATCGAGCGCGTCGGTAGCAGCGCCATAATCCTCTGTATTATAATACCATCCACCCCAACTGTATCCACCGTTATAGAGTTGCCATAAACGAGTCCACGCTCCGACTGTTTCGCAATAAAACTTCATTGTATAGGAGCGGAATGCTTTATTCCGTAAAAGTGTATTAATCTTCACATAGGAGTTATTTCCGTTAAAGACCGTACAAGAACGCCCACCCTTGTTTCCTTGCTCCGTATTGGATGTTATTATATCGAATGTCCCTGTAGTTTCAGTAACACCACCTTGGTTCATTGCGATATTCATTACAGGATTCTTGCGTTCAATCGGAAGTCGGCAAATTGTAATAGACGGGGCTGTATTATTGTCGTCAGTCATGTACCATGTAGTGGATTTATTGACCACATGAGAACCGGGGATAAGTAGTTCTATTTCTAACCGTTGATTTTCCTGCTGGTTTGTAGCTAGACTGAGACCATTTACCGGATCTTGTGAAATACCAAGTCCGGGTTTGTTGATTATAGCCGTGCTATTCCACTTGATTAGATCGGGGACATTTCCAACACGCATAAAACTTACTGTTGCGGGGCTATCCGGATTAAAGTTTGTCTTGATAACAAGCATGACATCGCCCCCCTGTGTTAACTGTGAATTGAAAATCTCCAATGAATTCCACAGTGTGGAATCGGAGCGTAGCATGAAAAACTGATTTGTAAGAATCTTACGGCCAAAATAAGCGTATTTGTTATTATTTCCTGAGCGCATAAACATAAGAACTGAAATACCAAGCTCGTTACAGTAGGTGATAGCAGATTCTCTCAAGCGTGTTCCAATACACCGTTGAATGGCTTCTTTCTGCTGGTCGCGAGGATATTTGCCAGTTTGGTTAGTCATCTTTTCAGCCAAGGTATATACATTCTGTTTAATAGTTCCCCACGTCTTTCCAGCAAATTGAGCTTTGTTTGCTTCAGTAGGAAACTCAGATCCGCGTCCTTGGCATCCAGCATTCTGATATAGTTTTTGTATACAGGCTAGATTGAACGCTTCTGTGCTTGAATCATCGTAATCACAGAAATCAAATGGTGCTCCAGCAGAAAGATTGGCTGCTGCTTTTTGGACACGCTGCGAACTGGCTGATTGGGAAGCCGCCGAAATATTCATATACGTCTTGAGAGCATTATCTACTGTAATCTTACCATCTGAAAGAACACCTTCGGGTATTTGAAAATTGTAATTCTGCATAATACCCGCTAACTGCTGGACTTTTGGGGATGCAACCGAGGCCTGCGTAGAATCTAGCAGTGCCTGTTGGATAGTTCCATTTGTGGTTATATTCGCCTGTGTAGCGATGGCTGAAAGGCAGGACTTGCTTAACCGACCCTGCGAATCAGGTTCGCAGACGAGTGTTTCTTGCCCACCACCGCCTTGCGCAACCGGTTTTGCGCAATTAGCAGATGATAAAACAGGGGCCGATGAACACCGTGATTCACTATAGAGGGCATTACCTGCTCCGTCCACAGGAATTGCGTATCCTTTTTCGGGACAAAAGCCACATCCACTCCCAGGAATCAGCAATTCGCATTTTGTTGTCAGGGCACATTGTTTTATGGCTTCGTTCTTTACAGCGTCTTTCTTGGACCACAGCATTTGAAACTGATTTACGGGGAAAAGTTGCTGGGAACTGAATAGCAGGGGACCTTTTAGATTACAGAGTGTAGCACCACTTTTTCCAGTCGGATTAAACATCCATGTACAGTCTATGTTTCGCTTCATGTTGTCTTCCGGTAAACCCTGCGGGTTTTGTGTTGCGCGACATTTCATTTCTGCTTTTAGAACTTCAGAGCTTGATGTATCTGTGTACCAATTTTCTGTATGAGGCCGTTGTCTTTTTGAGAAAATATCAATGTCTTCGGTGGCACGTTTAAGGTCATTAGGATAGGGTAAAGTCGCTATATCTATCGCAGCATCGCCTATCTTCGCAGATTCAATTCCGGCATCAATAAAGTTTTTCTGCTGTTGTATGAATGAATCATCAATGAAGTATTCACTCGTCTGCATGGCTGAACTCTGTAAGAGCCATAGACCACCCGATAAAACGAGCAGAAGTAAAACAATTAAAAGAAATTTAGTATATTCCGTAGACATACTCTCTACAATAGATAGCCAATTTTCTAGCATCGTATGCTCAAAAATTGTGTATTGTTCGTTTGCGCGCTATCACTTTACCGGAGCTTATTGAATTTCTGGTTGTTTCCGCCATTTTTAGGCCAGATAATAACATCCGCAAGATTACCCCCATCAGCGTATTTTACATCCATTGTCATCTTTGTTCCAGACAGTGTTATAGTGCCATCGTCATTCAAATCCCACTTCTGGTTCCATGATCCAACACACGGTTGTTGGACTACTTGTTGCCATGCGTCAGCTGATTTAACAGTCAAGCACTTGTTAGAGTGTGTTACAGAAATTGTCTTATTGTTGGAATTGTAATCAAAGCGCTGGTTTGCTCCACCGTGACAATCATATTGGATAACACGGGTTCCATCACCTTGTGACCAAGCATAGATATCTAGACATCTGCCACTGTGCCGTGCTTGCGACATTGAAGACTTAAGAGTGGGTTTTATATCAGGATTATAATAGACTTGATTTGTCCATCCATCTCCGAGAGGACTACATTGTCCTCTTGATCCAAGACGTTTGTAATTGTTCTCTGGGAAATTTCCTACCCAGCATTCGCCGTAGTATTGGAGACCAAAGGTATTCATATCAAGATCTTTTGCTCTCTGTGCGCATTGCTCTCGTGTGCTGACATTTCCATGATAATGAGGAAGTGTGCGTGATCCATCATCACCGAAGCAACCTTGGTATTCGTAGCCTAATACATTCGGAACATTTGCCCAATCGGGTTTAGAGTTGTATAAACTTGTAATATCGGCCTCTGTGAATGTTAAGGTCTCCTTAGGATTGCTCGGGTCAGTGATTTTACCAAAGATAGTGATAGGTCCAAATTCGCAGGAGAGGCCTTGGTCAGCTGTGTATCGTGACAAGACTGACATATCGCCGTTAAATTCACCTTGTAAAATAAAAGACACCATGTGCCATTTATTATTGAGCAACTGAGGCCAAGGTAATGACTGGACCTTTTGCCCGTCAATATACATTTTTTGTTTAGTCCAGAAAGAACCATCATTCGGTGCCCATAAATATGAATCCGGTGAATTAGGATCACCACGAAGATCCATTAAATATACATTGCCACCAGGCTGATTCTGATCACAGCGAATCCAGAAATTTACACCATATGCTTTCCGGCATGTGATTGTTACTGTAGCACAATTCCTGTCTGATCTTTGAGAAATATTAATTGTGTTCTTATTCAATTTGAAGTCTCCACTGTTCTTCTGTAAAACAAGATCTACATCAGCCATCGGTCCGAACTCGGCGTTATTCTCAATTGTCATGCGTGTCATCTGCGTATTATTCACCGGCTTCTTCATGATGTCATAGTCTCCAATAATCTTCAAGTCGCAAGCTGTTTTGCCTGCGGTTTGCTTAGGAACTACAATGCCATAGCAGGCTCCGAGCGCATCCATCACTTGATTTGCGTTTGCTGCGTTGGCTGCTGTGTTAGCCATTGTGTAGATATTGCTGAAGTAGTTCTGAACAGCGCGAACACCGCCCTGCGCCTTTGCCTTTTGTATAGCCTGCGTATTTGCTGATCCATCGGGCTTGGTAGGAGATGCCGTGCCCTTGTTTGTACAATAGGATGAGAATTGGCCGAAGTTGGACTGGTAGGTCTGTCCCTCATTCTTGCCCACACCCTTATTATCATAGAGATACTGGAGGCAGGCGTTCGTAAGAGGACCTGTTGCCGTATTGATATCGCAGGGGCTACGGACTTCAATTCCAAGAATATACTTGCTAGCAGTATTTACGGATTCAATGTCTAAATCTCTGCCATTTGCATCTTGTCCCGTATTCGCAATATCAAACTGAGCATTCAAAAAAATCATAACCGCATCAATGCTGTTCTTTGCTGATAATTTACCTAATAGTTCATTTGTCTTTGACTGATTTACAGGATAGCCTGTGCCGAAGACCGTTCCACCAGCAGCCAAGAAGAGATTAGATACGCACTTCTGTGTTAGGGGGTCACTCGGATTTTCTGTGAAGCAGGGATTTGACTTCATGTCAGTCATTGAAGTAACTGTTCCTAAGAACCCACCCGCTTGGCATAATGCGGCATCCTCATCATAATCAGGCTCTGCTAGAAAGCCGGGGATTCTCAATGTTAAATTAAAATTCTTGCTGTTTTTAGCAGCGGGTCTTACAGTCGGTGTTCCAACCTTAAAATTGGTTAAGTCAGTGGACTTTATCGCATTTGTTACTTTCGCTGAATTAATTGTGCCACTTAATTGAACTGAGTCTTTATTTGCGATTGACTCATAGAAGGGGACACTGCGAGTTCCAGCATTGTTAGACCATTGGCCAGCTAAGATCTGTGAAACATTCTCATTATTTACGAAACTTATAGTTTCATTTTCCTTTAACATAA